AGACAATGCCTATAAAGATGGCGCATTTAGAACAGGCAAGGGCGGTATTATGCCCGTTTTCAAAAATGCCAGTGAATACACCTATAGCGAAGACTTTCAAAAAATATTCGATGTTGAAATGGTCACCATAGGCAAGCGTACAAGTCCTATCTACTGGCGCATCTATAACAAAAAGTTAGAACAAAAAATCATTAATGAAAAGCTAAGTTGGTATCGCTCTGAGGTTGAACTGAAAAAATGGTCTGTTGATTGTTTGCTTGATGTTGATGCCACTTTCGCAGGTATTAATGCTTTTTCTCAAAGCATGGAAAATACACAAGGCGTACGCACTAAATCTATGTCACCGGCTAAAGAAGCATGTTTAGAACTTGCTAGTCGTGTTCGTTGGTTTCGTCATGCGGCTGGTCGTGCTTTAGGTGATGTACTTGAAATTGTTGGTGGTGATATTTCAAAGGCATTTGGTTTACTTCTGCCAGATGAAATATTAGGCGATAAATTGGGAATTCCTCCCACGTATAAAAAATTAATTAATAACGCATTGGAGTGTTAAAGCATGGCTATTGTAATTGCTGGTATTGGTATAACTCGTTTTCCTGAATCTAAGAACCCTAATCTTGAAAACGCAAAATTAGAAGTTCTCTATCCTTTTGAGGCTGTTGATTCACCTAAGTTTCAACGCAAGTCTTCAGGCCGTACAACATCAACCCCTTTTGGCAAGGAAGCCATCTCGATTAACGCAAAATATGCCCACTTGTTAATTGATTCACAGGCATTCGTGGGTGATAAGCAATATGACCTTAAGTTCTCTTTTAATGACGATACGTTTGAAAATGAAGTCATTGAAATCACCCCTGTTGATGCTCAGTTAAAAGAGCATTTTAACCTCAGTTTGAAAAACTTTGCTAAGTGATTATCTGATGATGATAAAAAACAATAAGAGCTTTGATAAAAAATTAGATGCCGCTTGGTTCACGTTTAATAAAGATGAACCAGCTCGAAAATCTTCTTATTTTTTCACAAAGATTTTATTACTTATTGTTTTTTTATCGCTGATATTTTTCAGCTTTAGTTCAAACGCTTCTTACTGTCTTCGTGAAACATCTAACGGTAATTTGAGAATCGATAGTGCATCAATTGAAACCTGTGCAAGTGGTTTGATTTTATTATCGAAGACTGAATATGACGCAATAAATGCTGATTCAATCGTTGCGACTTTATTAGATTTATTTGAATTCTCGGTTGAAGATTTCGCGCTTTTTAATGCGATTTGTTTAATCGGTTTTATTTCTGGTCACGCTCTAGGTCGTGTGTCGAGAATATTAGGTAAGACCTAGAAAAACTTTAACTTTTAACTATTCCTATAAGGGAAACATTATGAAAATTGTAAAATCTTGGAAAAAGAAAGCGCTTGCTGTTGCGGCTACTGTTGGTACTTCTGTTAGTGCTTTTGCTGTTGACCATTCAACCGCAATAACTGCTGCTGGTACTGATGGTACGACGAATACCACTGCAGCTGTTGTTGCTGTATTAGGCATTGCGGCTGTTGTAACGGGTGTGGGTATTGTTTATCGCTTATTAACTAAGTAATAAACATGCTTACCTCAATTATGTTTGCATCTATTTTTACATACTGTTTTATCGAGGGATTTTCGAGTGGAATTCGTAGTTCATAATAATTGCAAAAACATAACATTAAAGGCGGCTTTTATAGTCGTTTTTTTTGCTTCATTTTTTGCTAAAGCTGATATTGATTACTCTAAATTAACCGCTAAATCTCCAAAGGTAGAACAATTGGACGGTGTTACAGGGGTTACAAATGTAGGGTTTGATTATCTAATTGGTGGGCCTCTTAGTGGTCTAGATGTAAATGGTTTATGTACCTCTATATATCCAGAAAGCGACCTTAAGAAAAACGTATCTGGTGAATGGGTTCTTAAGACTGAGCACAACGAATTCGATAAAACGTTCACTGCTCAATGTAAATATGATGTTTGGGATAATTGGGGCGGACCGCATTACGTTCAAACAAATGAAGTCGGTGTATTCGAAGCGGCAACTTCTACACGTACTTTTAAGTTTTGCCCTCCTGATGGTTCACCAGATTTTACACATGCTACTTACAATGATGATGGTGAACCAGATTTTTGTTATAGCATGAAGGAGATGCAAGAGCTTTTAGAGCATGAAGCTTACTTAGATGAAATCAACGGCAACTGCGATAATTTAGTTTTAGATGCTGGAAATAATTCAGCGCAAGATATGTGTTTAACGTCTCCTAATGGAACGTCTTGTAATGTTGAAAAAGTTACTACTAATTACGGTGGCTCTGATTTTACTTATTATCAAGGGACAACTGCAGAAGTATTAGGTTGTAGTAATTCTGGAAAACCAGATTTTGATAGAGATGGTATCGGTAGTGGTACAGACGATTGTTTTACAGATAATTCAAAAAATTATTGTGGAGCAAAAAAAGAAGACAAATGTTTATATCCTAATGGTTTAGAAGTTTGTGAAGATGGATGTTTGGAAACTTCAGACGGCTTTTTTTGTGATACTGATTTACACCCCCCTGAAACGTCAGATAATTCTGATTACTTTGATACAAATGGCACGTGTACTGTTGTGGCTGGCTCTGCTTATAAAGGAGCATGTGAAGATTTAGGCGGTACTTGGGAAAAAGAAGCTGATTATACAAATACCTCTTGCCCTTCAGCTTCGATAGCTGGTTCATGCTCTGTTACTACAGCTGGTGGTTGCTTTGCTTGTTTGGACGTTGGCGGCACTTGGACACCTGATCCGAATGCAGATTTAACGAATGCAGAAAAAGGCATACAAGACGTAGCCAACCTTACACAAGAAACTAATGACAAATTAACTGTTTTAGAGCTTACGCAACGTAAAGGTAATGAAGCTTTATTAGCTGCTACTGATTCTGGTAATCGAAAAGTTTTAGATAAATTATTACAGATAACTGGAAAAGGTGAGGGCGGTTTAGGTGGTATTTCTTCACGTCTAGACGGTATTAAAGAAGCCATTGAAAATCAGGGGGCCAATCCTTCAACCCCAGACGAAACACCTGAGAAGGAAAAGTACACGACTACTACTGCAACAACTGATAAATCTCTTATGAACTCTCTTTTTGATGCGTCTCAAATTGCTGAGGTTCAAGCCGCTTCAGAAGTTTTAAAAACAGATATTCAAACCTTTGTTAACTCCAAGAAAGGCGAGCTTTATTCATTGCTTACAATAACACCTCCTACATCTAGTGGTTATTCCTCACGTAATGTTGATTTAAAAGGCGCGTCTTTTGATTTGTCACTCAATAGAATGTCAGATTTTTTCAGTTTGCTTGCTGGTCCTGTCATGTTGCTTTGTTCAATCATTTCACTCTTTATAATTTTAGGGAAAGACTAATATGAAAATTCTAATACTTGTTGTTTTAATGTTTCCTGTTCTTGTTCTTGCTGATACTTATCAAGATGTAGCTGGTACTTCACAAATGATTGCCGATAGTTTTGATGATTTGTGGGTTTTTCTCTTCACTGATACGCCTAACATGATGCAAAGGTTTATGGCTTATTTGCTTGAACTCTGGATTCAAATGAAGCTTAAAGCTTATTACGAATTTATAAAGTTATCCTACAACATAGCTAAGGTTATTTTGGCTGACCTAAACGTTATGTCTACCATAGCCTCCAACATGACTTTGTTACCTCAAGACGTTAGACAAATGCTCGTTGAAACACGACTTTTTGATGGGGTTAATCTGATGATCCAAGCCTATGCAACTAAATTTGTTATGAGGGTTATCTAATGTCAGCGTCTATTTTTCATGGTGCCCCAGGTTCTTATAAGTCATCAAGTGCAGTTTGGTTTGAATTACTTCCTGCGCTTCGTGCTGGTCGCTTAGTTGTAACCAATATTGAAGGTATTCAGGACAAAGAATTTATTGAGCTTGAACTTGGAGAAGAGTTTCCAGAAAGCGCAGATATTTGGCGTTTAAGCTCTCAAACAGATAAAGGGAAGTTTCTATGGATGCGTTGGTTTTGGTGGATGCCTGTCGGGGCCTTTATCATTATTGATGAAGTTCAGGACGTATTCCCTAATGATTCAACGGTTTTCAAACCTGTAGCACTCGATAGCAAAGGGATAGACTCCTTAAAAGACAAACTACCCGAAAAATATTTTGAATACTTTTTTAACGTCATAGAAAGCTTTAAACCACCTGAAGATTACACCGACGATACAGGTGAAAAAATCCTCGATGAAAACGGTCACATTATCTATCCAATAACTATGCGTGAAGCAAATATGCGTCATAGAAAATATAACTGGGATCTTATCTATTGCACCCCTGAAATTACAGAAATTCATAAGCTAGTTAGGTCTGTTTGTCAGTATGCCTATAAACATGTTTATAAAGAATTCCTTGAATTTATTCCTTACTACAAAAGAAGGACACGTATAAATGAACACACCCCAAAGTCTTCAGGCGAAACAATTAAAAAGGGAGAAACGACCAAATGGCGAAAGCTCCCTTTACAGGTGTTCAAGCTTTATCGAAGCACCTCAACAGACGAAATTACAGAAGGAAGAGGACTTAACGCCTTTAAAGACCCTAGTCTTATTTTTGCTTTCGCCCTTTTACTTCTTTGCTTCAGCTACATCACATGGTGGGCGTTTATTAAAGAAGACAGTAAAAATCGTTTTCTCGAAGAGTCGAATTTTTCTCAGGAAACCAGCCAAGTTCGCTCTTCGGTTGCTAGTTCGTCTGGTGGTTCTTTTTCTGCTTCTAACAGCTTTCAGACTTCTAATGACAACGGCCTTCCTTTAAAGCTCCCTTATGATGCAAGTAAGATTTATTTTAACGGTTATCAGGACGTCATTTTAAATAAGAACAAAAAATATAAAGAGTATTTTTTTACCCTGACTTTAGATGAAGATGAATTCTCCCTTAATGATTCAGACCTTCAGTATTTTGGTATCAAGGTTCATTACATTAATGAATGCGTTGTTGAACTCTCCAGCGGCAAGCGAAGAAAGCTTGTTTACTGCACACCTAAAACCATACAAAAACCACTTAAAGAAGAGTTAACCACCTTCTCTAATAACGAGGCTACCTAATGAAAAAGTTTTTTAGCAAATACCAAAACATTCTATTTATATCAGCCATGTTTTCATTTCCTGTGTATACCTATCTAAATTTTGATTATGTTTCCTTACTTACTGCTCTTCGGTTCTACGGGGGATAGCATCGCAGATAGAAACTTCTTTGTTCATACGTTAGCAAATTAGCTTGCGATTTTCGGGGAGTTTCATTAGCTGAAGCGCTTAAGAACCTCAAGGCCGCACGGTGCTAAATTGATCCCCGATCATATTTAGGGCCGTGCAAAGTCATTTTATAAA